TAAATGAGCTACAACACTATCTATTTCATCTTGTGTAAGTATCTTACTCTTAGCTTCCCAAGTAGCACTACCATCAGCATTAACTGTTTTTTCATGGTATAAGAACTTCTCTGGGTATTTGCTTAGATAATCTACTTGACTATCTGTAAAAGCTTTTGAAGTTGTTATTGCATTTGAGTAAACTACTTCTTCATCTGCTGTGTATGTGTCAATAGCTGTTACATCTTCTGTTGTAAGTACCCCATCTTTGAACACATATAGAGTTGTTGCACCTATGCAGTTTATAGGAAAACTTTGGTCTGTACCATTTGGTTTTACACCTTTTCCAAACATTAGTTTACCGTCACTATGTGATTTCCCAAAATCTTTTAATACTCTATCGCCGTTTTCGTTTAAAGATGTACTCCATTTGTAATTCAAAAAAGGCTTGTATGCAAAGATTGGTGGGCTTTCTCCAACATTAAGTCCTATGCCTAAAGACTTCATTTTAGAAGTCCTCAACTGCTATTCTTGCATTGTTTTTTGATGCTACATAAATAGAGCCACTTATAGGAGCGGGTAGGTTTAAAATGCTACTTGTGTTTACAACAAAAGCACCATCAAGTCCATCTGTTGGAAGTGTGTCTGCATACTTCACATAAAAATCTCCGCTTTTAAGATTTTGGATGATGCAGTCTCCAGTCGCTAGTTCTTGCCATGTTTCAGTTGTGTTTATAATTCTTGTCGCCATTGTATTTCCTTTACTTTGAGTCTTTCTTTATCTCTTCAAATGTTGCTTTCGCACCTAATTTCTCTGTTATGATGAGTTCTATTAAGTAAAAGCTCCTCGTTCCCTGATGCCCTATAAACCCACTAACTGCAACAGCCAAGAGGTCATTTATCCCATATCCGATAAGCCCTAGATACACGAGCATTGTCAAGCCTATATTTACAAACATATCCATAAAGAAAAAAGATATATTTTTTAAAATTCCAAAGCTTTTTATATCTCGTCTTAAAAAGCTTAGTATTGCTCCCCATGCACCAGCTATAAAAGCTATGACAGTAGAAAGAAGATTTATGTCATTAAAGTTGTTGTATGGCATCTCACTCACCTCTACTTTTTAAACAATGATTGCTTTCAAACTTTTTGAGTATGTTGCATAACCATTTAGCTTTTCCAGTTCTTCCGATGTGAGAACTTATTGTTTCGTCCTGTGAGCCATTAAAGATAATGACATTAAAAAGTTGGTCTAAAGACAAAAGAACTCTTAGCCACTTTGGTCTTTTGAGTACATCTTCTTTAAACTTAGATACTAATTTCTCTTGTTCATTCATCATTTATGCACCATACACCGGAAGCTCAGCAAGAACTTCATCAACTGTTGGCATAGCTCTATTACCAGCTTGTACATCAGCTTCAATAACACCAGCAACTTTCCAACAAGAACTAGCCCAAGCACCAAGTTTTTCAGCTTCAGTTCTAAAGGCATTTTCATAACCAACATATTTACCAATAGCATTTATATCGTCATATCTAAGACTTTTAGCTTTAGTATCTAAATGGTTTTGAATTGCATTATTTATATCACTTACTTGTTTAATTAAAATCTCACCAGCAGTTAATGGTGGATTTGTTATAGCTAAAGCTTCAGTTTCCGTAATTGAAATTAAATCACTTAGTATAAAATCTTCTTGACTGCCATCATCTTCATAAGCAAATACTTCGTTATTTTTATTTTTAAAATATTTCATCAATTTCCTTTTATCTTAATTCAAACCAGCTTCTAAAAGAATTAGAAGTATTTGCCTTGTATGTATCTCCATCTGGAACGATAAAAGTCATTGTTATATCTTCACCACCGGGAAGAACATTACTTGCGATTTTCACTCCATTTACATAAAACTCATCATTACCATTAGAAGAAGCATTATATGAAACTGCAACCATTATTGGTTTCCCAGTTGAATTTGTATATGTAACATTATCACTTCTACTTGCTAAAACATTTTGCCAAGTTTGATTTATTCCTATAACATCTGCTTTATCAGCTTTATTGCCTAAACCACTATCCATCTGAGCTTTACTTACAGCTTCATCAGCATTAACAGCTGTTGCAACTTTAAAAGTTTGAGTATTATCACCTTGCATGTTAGCAAAATTTGAAGCTTCTAACCCATCAAGTTTATCAGCATCTATCCCACTACCTGAACCATCAACTTCTTTAATTGCAGCAAGTAGCTGCCCTTTACTTAAAGCTTCGTCATCATTAACAGCTGGTGATACTTTAAAAGGAATTTTTTTCCAATTTCCATTAAGATTAGTTACTGGATCATCATTTGAAACTCCATCGTTTAAAACTTCATAGTATGCACCATCGCTTCCTAATACAACATCACTAACAGTTTGAGTTGCAATTGCACTTGTATTGTATGTGTATGATTGGTTGTACGGAGATTTGACAGCCTTTGCTAATTGTGATAAGTCATCGTCGATAAGAGTGTATCCTGCTGTCTCTACAACCTCAAACACATTCCATTGATTATCATTTATTACTTTTGCAAGGTATCGTGTTCCTGCTTTAAATCCATCTCTATCTACTGCTGTTCCATCAAGTGATGCACCATCTTCTGCTTTAAACTTTTGCATTTTCTTCCTTTGTATTAATATCTAGCATGACTGTAATTCCCCTAGTTCGTCTCCAAACTGTGCATATCCTAAAGTGAACGGTGTAATAGAATTTAAAGGTTTGTTCTCAAATATTACATTCACATAAGGAGGTTTTAAAAATAGTGCTAACCATTCTATTTTTTTATAGTTTTGACAAGATATAGTTTCACTAAACTTTATTAAAATCTCCATGTATCTATTTAGACTTGGATCTCCAAATTCATCGCCAACATTCATCTCTCCAAACTCTAAAGAAGTTGGAAGAGAAACAAAAGATATTGATTCGCCAATAAACGATGCAAAGTCTTCTATTATTGTGTTGTATTCATAGTCTTTGTTTAGGTATTCAACTATAATTCTTTGTATCTCTGCATTTGTAAAAATCTCTGTTTTAATCAAGTAGTCTATTCCATGATTATATGCTAGCTTGTCACTTTGAATTATGTTGAAGTTATTGTAAAAATCTTTTGATGTTTCGTATTCTCTGTTGAATTCTTCACTTGATCCATTTAACAGTTTTTTAGTATTTGATTGAAGTTCCCAAGCTTTACCTTGAGGCAGAAAAGAACTAATTATGTCGTAGAATTTTATAGCCATGTTATAATTCCGACATCTAGTATTTCATCGTTTGCTATTGTTATTACATCTGTTGTTGATGGAGAAACAAGTCTTGCTCCTACTGATTGTAAATACTCTGCAAGTCCTGAATAGCTATATTCATATCCTTGTTCTTGAGTTAGATACATATAATCACATACTAATTTTGATACACTTTCTTGATTTGTTGCATCGTTTATTGCTAACTGTATTGAAAAGTCAATATTTGTTATTGTTGGTAAAAAATAGTCGCAAGCTACATATGATGGGATTGCATTTTTTGATTCAAAGTATGTTTTAACTTCATCAATATCTGATTGAGTTGGAACTCCATTGTTTGAATATGTTAGAATTGCAACTCCGAATGTTCCTACACCTTGCTTATTTGAACTAATAAACGATGCTTTAACATTTGGAAGTTCACTTGCAAGTGATTTATAGTAACTGTCATTATTTACAAATGATGATGTTGCAAATTTCTGTCTTGTTCGTGTTCTTACACTTTCAATAGTTTCTTCATCAACTGCACCACTAAATCCATCAGCACAAAGTGCTTTATTATTCACACCTATAACTGGAGAAGATAGAAACATATCAATATTTGGAAGAGTGTTCGTAACAGTTCCACTATCAATACTTTCACTGTTAGCATTTGCAACACCATTTACTATTGTTGCATCCTCAAGTGTTACATACTCAATATTATTATATATTACTTTTGTTCCTAGTGAAACTACTATTTCATCAGTTCCATAGAATGTTATTATTGCTTTAGATTTTGTTGGATTTTTTCTAGTGATGTTTTTCAATGGTGCAAAATAATCAAGAACTCTTTGATTTGTGCAAGATGTTAAAAAGCTATCTTTCTGTATTCTGTCTAAGTAAATGTATAGAAGTTGAAATGTTGCACTAAGAGAGTTTGATAGTTGCTCAAAGAATGACTTTTTAAGAGGTGTTATGGCATTATCATACGATGCTATAAAGTCGTTATATATCCTATTTTTAAGTTCTAGTATATTCATTATGCCATTCCGTAAATGAGTAGAGTGCTTCACACACTCGATATTAAGAAATTATATCTTAATTTGTTTGATAAATCAAATTTATATATCTAAAATCTTTAGGTTTTCATCTAAAGAGTATATTAAATTATCATTATTTCCTTTTGCTGTTGTAAATGATATGTTTCTGTCTAGTCTATTTCCTATTTTTGTTGATGTTATATCAATTTTAGTTACTATTCCATCATCTATTAACCACTGCAAAGAATCTCTAACACCATCTTCATTTAGTTTTATATTCTCTTCACTAAGTTTTTCTATAAAGTAATTCCTGTTTCCTAGTGTTTTCCCATCAATTTGTTCTCCTATTTGCTTTTTGCTTGCATCTGTAAATATTGAAAGTATAGAAGCTGTTACATAACTTTCATCTTTCATTATGTCGTTATTTTCTTCAAAAATATCAATTATAAAATCTGTTTCAAGATTCTCTTTTTTTAAGTATATATCAGCCATTTTTATATCCTATGATGGTTTGTTTGTTTCTGATTGAGCATTTCCTGCACTATCAGATGGTTGTGAATGTGTATGTGTGTCATCAATTGATGTTCCGTTGTTTGTGATTGTTCCAGTAAACGATGATGTGCTAGCATTTACTGTGAACGATGATGTGTTTATTGTGTAGCTATCGCAATTTGACTCTATGTTTTTAGCACTTATTGTTATCTTATCTTTTTCAACTTTTACAAAGTCGCCATTTTGATTATATACTACACTGTCGCCACTTGATACATCTATTATACTCGCTATGTGTTCGTTAGCTATAACTATGCTTTCGTTCCCAATTCTAGCAACAACACATCTGCTTTTGATTGGAGCTTTAGAGTTAAATCCAAAGTTCCCAACTTTTATAGCATCTTCAATATTTCTCAATGTTTGAATCTGTACATTTTGAAGTGTTGAATCTGATCCATTAACATTTGTATAACTTCCTATTTTAAGTATATTTTCCAACTTGTCAGATATAAAATCAAGTATCTGCTGAAACATCAAAAAGTCCTTTCTCTACAAAAATAACATCTGAAACTGTACCACTATCACTTTTAGAGTATTTTATTTCCTTAATTAAAAAAGAGTTATTTACCACACTTGTATTTACTTTAACTATTGTATTTATCTCTAAATCCCATCCATATACAACTGCACTCAATGTTACTTCTTCTGCTTTATTTTTGTTTAGCTGCCATTTTGCTAAGTCGCTATTGTCTTTGTCGTCTGAATTTACTTTCACAAAAGGTCTAAATCGTTTTACACTACTGTCAAGTTCAATACCATCTGTAATATCATTAGAAATACTCTCTTTTTTATAAACATATTTATCGTGTCTATATGTCAATTTTTTAGAGTATTTTATGCTTTTAAAATCTCCATCTTTCAGAACTATTGAACTCTCTTTTTTGTTGTTTTTTACAATGATTATATTTCCATCGCTATCGCTAATAGGTAGTAGATTTGTTTGCTTGCATAGTCTATTTATAGCAGTGAAGTATGTTTCTCCTACTTTTGTGTTGAAAATTTCAAGATGGCTCATCTTCTCTTGAGATGATACTTTCATTCCAAACTTTGAAACAATATTGCTTGCTATCTGTAATGTATTGAGTTTGTTATATTGCTTTGTTGTAAGTATGTTGCTATCAATCAAGTCTCCTGATTTACTTCTTCCTGATATCTGCATAGGCATTTTCTTATCACTTATAGAAATATTCATATCATCAATATACCCAGTTAAGAATGTCTTATCATCAACAAGTATTTCTATAATGTCATCATTTTCAATCATTATATCATTGCTGTCAAGTATGCTCATATCGAATGTGTGAGCGATTGATGTCATTGATTTTGTTATTGTTACAGATTCCCATCCACTATATCTTGTGCTGTTTATCTTAAGTTCTATTTTCATCTTTCAAGCACCACTATATTTCCACTAATGAATATTGGATCAACAATACTATTGTTGTCAAGCACCTCATCTGCTCTTGATATGTCATTGTATTTTTCCATTGTAAACATCAGTATGTTGTCTGTTCGTATTATAATTTTAGTTTGAAGTCTTTGTAGTTTTGAGAACTTTGCTGTGTAGAAAGAAATAAACTCTTTTTTTGATTCCTGATACTTATTTAGTAAATCTTGACTTGATGATATGCTGCTAATGTCTCCATCTGAAAGTATCTCTTTCTCTAGTATTTCCATAACACCTAATATATCATCTTTGCAACTTCCAAAGTCATCTCCAGTTGTAAATTCTACATATTCTAAGCTCTTTATTGCTGTGTGTAGCATTCCAGCAATTACACAATTTTGATACTTTTTTGCTTCATTAAGTGCTTTGTTCTGTGCATAGTTTGATGATGATTTATTTGAGTTTTCAATTGCCATAAAATATAATGTATTTGTGTAACTGCTTAGTGTTGATGGAGAAAATAAATGCAAGTCTAATACATCATCAAAACTTGTCCATATTGACACAATTTCCTCTGATAGACTTATTGCAGATATAATGTCGCCTTTTACAGTAGCAATAATATTTCCAACTTTAGACTTTATGTTTTGTGAAAAATCACGAGTATCTTCTAAGAATTTTATTCCATCTTGTACTGTTTCCCACATTCCTACAATATCATCAACTATTGTTCCTCGAAGTAAGTCTCCAATATCTGGCGAGTATGACTGTTTAAAGTGTTCTATTGATGGAGTTCTAACATCAACATTGTAAACTATTTCTTTTGTCTTTTTTAGTTGGTTGCTTACTTTTTTAAATGTTATGTCAATTTCTGCCATACCTATTTTAGATATGCTTTCTTTAATTGACCATGACTCTACAAATACATCAAGTTTTCCATTGAATTTATCAATAAGTTCTCCACTACCTGCAAACTCTAATGCAGTTTTAAGAGCTTGTTTTTGATCTAAGTAGTTGTCTCCACCTATGTACCCTGATATCTTAAAAGTATTGTTTTTTATACCATTACTCTCTGTTAGTGTACCACCATTTATAAAGCTATGATCTGTTAGCCTTTGACCACCTGAAACATCATCGCTTCGTGTATAGAATGGAACACCTCTAAATGATGATTTGTTTAGTTTTTTAATATCAAACATTACATTTGTCTCCCATTGTTTATAAATACATCTGTTTTTGTTCCGCCTGATGTCTCAACACTTTGTTTTCCATCTGCAATATTTACATTAACTGCTACTGGTACTGTTGTGTTTGAGTTGTTTTGAATAGACTGTTGAGCAAGTGCTGGCTGTATTTGAGTTGTTGCATTATTTTGTACATTTACTTCACTATCTCCAAATCCAAACATACTTGCTATTTTCCCAAAACTTCCAACAATATTAGAAAAATCAAAACTTTTTAAAGTTGCCCATAAATCAGTAAAAAACTTCTTTACTGGCTCCCAATTTTTATACAGTGCTACTCCTGCTGCTATTAATGCTGTAACACCTATGACTATTGCTCCAACTGGATTTAATCCCATTACAAAGTTAAACCCAACCATTGCTAGTTTTGCAAGTTTTAAACCTGCTGAAAATGCACTAATCGCTGGAGTAATAAGCCACATTGTAGCTGTGTATGCTAGTGTTACAACTTTTGAAGCTATCATTATTCCTGCAAAAACTCCAACAAGTTCTATTATATCTTTGTTGTTTTGAATCAACGATTGAAAAGGAACTGTTAATTGTGTGATTACATTTGCAGTTGTTCTAAGTATTGGTGTAAGTGTGCTTCCAATAGATATTGTTAATCCCTCAACTGCACTCATTAACTGTGTAATGCTTCCTGATGTTGAGTCCATTCTGATTGTTGCCATTTTCTTAGCTACACCACTAGAGTTTTGCAAGTTTGTAAGCATCTTGTCAAAGTCTCCACTTGTAACTGCTTTTTCAAGATTTAAAGCTCCTGCCATTGCAATCTTTCCAAATACAGAATCAAAAACTTTTATTCTATCAACTTGCGATAAGTTCTTAGCTTTCTTTCCAAGATTTAGCATAATTTGCTCCATTGGAAGCATATTTCCTGCACTATCTTGTGTTGCAATACCTAGTTTTTTTAGTGTTTTTGCTCCATCTGCTGCTGGGCTTGCTAAGTTTACAAAAGCATTTTTAAGTGCTGTTCCTGCCATCGATCCTTTGATACCAACATTTCCAAGAAGTGCTGTTGCTGTTGTTATTCCCTCCATACTTTGACCTGCAGCTATTCCAATAGGTGCTGCAACTTTTAGTGTCTCAAATAGTGTCTCCATATCAACATTCGCACTTGATGTTGCTGCAGCCATAACATCTGCTAGTTTTCCTGAATCTTTTGCTTTCATACCAAAAGCACCTATTAAATCAGATAGTATGTCTGATGTTCTTCCTAGTTCTGTACCACTTGCACTAGCTAAGTCAAGCAATGCTGGCATAGTTGCAATTATTTGATTTGTTTTAAATCCTGCCTTTGCAAGATATATTTGACCCTCTGCAGCTTGAGATGCACTGAATGCAGTTGAAGCTCCTAGATTCTTTGCTTGTTCAGATAGTAGCTTCATATTCTCTGCAACTGGAACTGTTGCATCAGCACTTCCAAATGCAACTGCTTCTAAATCTTTCATTGATTGTTCAAAGTTTATAGCTGGTTGAAGTGCTGCTTTAAATGATAAAGCAAGCCCTGCAACACCAACTGCTTGATTTGCAAGACCTGATGAGTTTTTCTTAATATTTGCATTTACTCTATTTAGTCTATTTTGAGCCTTAGAAATTCCATCAATAGCTTTTTGAGTTTTACTCATGCTCTTGTTTGCTGATATAGAACTTTTTCCAAGATTTAAGAATGATTTAGCAATTGATCTTAATGGCTGTGTAGCCTTATCAAGTAGTGTTACTTTACCTTGTGCTGCTTTCAAAGCCATTTAGAAATCCTTTTTATAATACATAATCAAAGAGCAATAACTATTGCTCTTTTGGTATATACAATATTGCTTGAGAGTATAGGTTGTCTATAACTCTGATATTTTTCATCTCTGATAATTGAGTTCTAAATATCTTCATTATTACACCTATCTTACTCTGGTACTCACTCGCTATGCTATATACTTTCCCACTTCTGCACTTAATAAAGTGTAATCTTTAATATGAAGTGAACCTACTTGCTCGTATGTTAGTCCAGTCAAGTTTGCAATAGTTTCGGCCATTGATCCAAGTTTAGTTGATCCATCAGCAGAAAATGTAACATCAAAGAAATCAAATGCTGATATTTCACTTTCATCTTTAATCGTTACAAATTCAATATCTTCTGAATCAGAAGCATTTCTAATTGATCTTGAAAGTTTTATTTTTTTTGACATTATCTAACCTTTACATTTCCAGCAAATTCGTACTCAACAACACCATCTGATGCTGTAACACTTGGATCTGCAATTTGAGTCATATTTGTACCTACTATTGTTTTACCATCAATAAGTTCAAGGATTACCTCTCCGTCTTCCATATCACGAAACTTTTCAGTATCTGCTTTTTTAAGAGTTGAAACTTGAACTTTTACATATCCGTGTTTTCTCTCAAGTGTTGTAAACATTACATCACCAGTTCCATCGTCTAATACTGGTGATTTCTCTGCACCAGTTGGTTTATACTCTGCTGTTCCAGTCTTTACTTGAATTGTTTGATTGTTGATTGTTAATCTCTTGATACCAATACTTGCCATTATCTACTCCTTACACTTCATATCTGATTTGCATTGCTTGTTGAAGCAGTACATTGATTACATTGATTTTCATTGTTGAGTTCATTCTGTTTCCAACTTTTTCAACAACAACACTATCTTCAAACTCTTTGAGATTTTCACACACTGCATCATTTACAAGTTGCTCATAGTTAAGAACTAGATATTGCTTGTAAAGATTTGGAGTCATAACTTGAACACCTGGACCAAACAAATCATTATCATTACCGACTTTGAAGTTTTGATATTGAGACATTCTCACGATGAATGTATAACGAACATATGAGATTGTTAAGAACACCCTTAAGTCTGTCTCATCAACTGCTATTGAAATACCTTGAGCATCTCTTTGTAGTGTTGTTACAGTTCTGTCGATGATTACTTTACTACCTTGCTTTTTATAAGTAGCAACCCCACCACCTGCTAGGACATTTCGCTCTGTTCTGATTCTCTCGTCTAGTGGTAAGAATCCTGCAAGTTCTTTGTTAAGATATCCAGCACCTGGATTACTTTGTGCAATGTCTCCAATAAGTGCAATCATTCCTGCTGCTTGCTCAAAACCAGTTGCAAAAATAGAGTTGTTATCAAGAACAGTGATAAAAGAACTATTTAAAGTATCTGTTTTTGTTGTGAGATTTGTAACTGTATCATCAAGACCAACAAGACAAAAACCATCAAGAAGTTCAGTTGCTTTAAAATTATCAGTAAGTGCTACATCAATAATTGATAAATTTGCATTATCTGTATATGGTTGAGCGATTAAATTGAATTGATTGTTTTCAAGGATTGATTGAACACCAGTAGTTGTTAAATCTGGATCACCAGCACCACCTGAAAAACCTACAATAGTTGGAGTTAGACCAATAGGTGTAACATCGTCAGTGTTGTAGTTTATCATCGCTTTTAAAGTGTTTCCGTATGTACCTTTGTGTACCGCTGTAATATTTACTTGTTCTGCTACTGTTCCATCTACAACTGCTGTGAATTGGTTGTCTGTGTACTCTGCAATCTTTGCAGCTAATAGTGTTGCAATCTCTGCACCAGTATTTCCAACACTAACAGCAACTTTATAAGCTCTACCATTTACATAAAATGCAACTGTTCCATTTGATGTAGCTGTTCCAGTAATTGTAATACTTCCTGATGCTTGTGTTCCAGTAGAATTGTCGTCAAGTGGTATAACTTTAAGCTTTACACTCTTGTTAATGTCGTAGTATCTTCCAATAGATGCTGATAGCATAGATGTTTTACCAAACTTTGCTTGTGCTTCCTCTTTTGAAAAAATATCAACAATTTCATTTGCTACTGCTGTTCCATCTGCTGTTTTTTGACCGAATATCAAAGCAGTGTACTCTTGTTTGATTGTTCCAGTTGTGCTAATTGCTTTTTTAAGTTCAGCATACACAAAAGGAATGTTCATATCAAAAATTTCGTTAAAATTAATAGCCATTATTTAGCTCCTCTTTTTTTAGATGACTTCATCTTGGATAAATCCTCAATCGTCACATCTCCATCGTTTAAGCGATTCGTCCAAAATGAAGTTACATTCTGAACTACAATGCCATCCTTAGATACCCGTTTCATAGTATCTGGGTTAATCACTTTTAAATTTTCTTTAGGTGTAATTCTAAACATTTAAAGGCACTCCATCGTTTGTTATTTGAATATTTGCTATGCTTGATTGCCAGTCAAAATCTTCAAGTGTTAAAGGGATAACTGGAAGTGAATAGTTATAGATTATCTTATATTCAAGCATTGCCATACCTATATCGTTTCCACTTGTATTGTCGTGATCTGTTGATGAACTTTGAAATGCAATATCCTCAAATAGATAAAATTCATCATTTGTTATCGGAGAGACACTTTCAGATAAAACTCTACCAATCACATTATCAACTTCAATCATTAAGTCTTCTATTTTTTCATAGAAGTCTCCATCGTTAATAGTGTTGTCGCTTATGACAATCCCTACATTTAGATTTAGTTCTCTTTGAGTGTGAGTTGTAAACTGCTCTTGTATCGTTTCATTTTTTGAAAAGAGTGTTATATATGGGTAAACATCATCTTCCACTTGGTTAATTCTTCCACTATAAACTCTATTAGAAACATTTGGAATTGCACTCTTTAATAGTTCTTCAAAATATTTTCTAATTACAGTTTTTTTGTACATTACTAACCTTTAAGATAGATGTCTTTTCCACCTATACCATCTCTTTTTATGTCTCTTACTCTGTATTCTTTACCATCAATTACGAGTACATCATTTTGCTTAACATCATTCATAAAAAGTGTATTAAACATTGGTGCATCTTCTGTGATAGCAATTCCATCATCATTTACAGATACGAAAGCATCAGTTTTGATGACTGAAAATGTTTTTGAAGTTCTTGTGTTTGTGCAACTTATGCCAAACTCATTTACATTCATCATCATTTCGTGATCGTTTGCAATCATCTCATCAAAACTTAATGCCACTATTTACCCTTTAGTGGATTTAGCAATTCCATCTTTAACTAACTGTTTAGCTAAAGTGTCTGCTACATCAACTATTTGTCCTGCAAGAGTCATTACTGACTTCTTGCTTCCTTTTTCTGCAATCTTTGCACTTTTAAGTAGTTGTACTTTCATTTCTTAGTCCTTATGCTATAACTGTTGCAACGATTGTTGAGTTTGCATCAACAAGAAGAGGAGCGCGAGTTTGAACTGCTTCAACTTCAATAACTTTTTTACCTTTTGATACTTTAGAGATAAAGTTTCTATTGTCGATTGCTGCACGAGTATCACCATTCATTGTAGTGAAGTCGATATCCATGTCTCCTGCATAACCTGCAATATCTACATTTCCATTCACGGCGGATAAAATAACGATTTTTTTAGCTGGAACTGCTTTTTGAGCAATACCATTTTTATCAGTATAGTTTCCATCATATCCCCAAATCTCTAAACCTTTATACACACCATAGTAGATTGCACCACTAATTCCTGCGAAAGATTCAAATACTAGCATTCCAGTATCTACTCTTTTGTTGTCAAGTTCTGCTTTTACAGCATCATTGCTAACTAAAGCTCTGATTGTTTCAATACGACCGATAATATGAGTAGCATTTGATCCATCTTGACCTATTAAGTCAATGAAGTTTTCAATATCTTCTCCTGGTGTTCCTGCTGTTTCATCCCAGTAATTTCCTGATAATAAATCAACAGTGTTAGATGCCTTACGATCAAAATCAACTACACGATTTTCACCTTTACCAACGATTGAAATTTGACCATCGAAACAAGCATTAATTGCCATAATTTCCATAGCATTTTCAATCATCTCTCTTTGCTCTTGTTGAATTTCCGCAATCATAACTGCTGCTTTTGCTGCAAATGTTTCTTGAGTGTAAACATTTTGACCACGAAGTCTTTTTTTGAGTTCAGAAGATGTAAGTGTCATTAAATCTTGAAGAGTTGGAAGCTTGAAGGTATGTTCATCAAAGCTTAGTTTCTCTGTGCCATCTGCTACTGCATCTGGATTAACAAATTGTGCAACACGAATGCCTCTAAACTGCTTATCGATCTCTACGATTTCGTTGTCTTGTGTTTCGCTTGTTCCGAAAAACTGCATAAACATCTTTGGCTTTGGTGCAGTTTTGACTAATGATTTTCCAAGTGTTCTTGTTAAGTCTGTAAATTCAATACCCATTATTTATTCCCCTCTTTTAAAGTGATACCTTTTGCTTGTAAAATACCTGCAATAGTTGAAAGTGTTTGTGATCCAGGAAGAGTTACATTGTTTGCATTAAACTCTCCAGTATAGCCAACACCTGATACATCTGATAGTGTTGCATCATAGTCATCAGCAAGTACACATACTGTTTGTGCATCGTAACTTAGTTGTGGTGTAGCTGCTTCAACTCCACTTCCTACTACATCTGCATCTGTGTATTTACCAGTGTCTTGTAATACAACTACTTGACCTTTTAAATAAACTTTCCCTGATGCTAAAGTGATTCCAAAATCACTATTTACTTCAAGAACAAGATTATCTTGTCCGATTGTTACTTTTCCCATTTTATGCTCCTAAATTTAAGTTTTCTAAAGCTGATTCAGCTTCTTGTTTTGCTTTAGCATCTGCATCAAGAACTTCTTCACCATCAGATACATATAAGTCGTCTAAAGATTCAGCACCACTCTCAAAGTTTGCTTTTTCTTTCTTCATCTGTGCATCTCTTGACTTTAGAAGTGCGATTGCTGCATCTCCCTCACTCATTCCATCTTCAATGGCTTTTGCTGTAAAGTTTGCATTTCCACCAAGAGCAACAATTTTCATAACTCTTTTTCTTTCAAATGCAATTGCATCTGCTCCAGTAGTCTTCAAAGCTTCGGCATGTTCATCTGCTAGAGCTTGAACTTCTACATCTGTATAAGTTTTTTTACTCATACTTTCTCCTTTTGGATTTGATTTGATTTGTGCCGAAGCCGAGTTTACTCTCAAAGTTTCATCATCATTTTCGTTCAATCCTACTTTTGCATTAGAAATTGCAGGAATACCAACAACACTTGCTTCATTTATTGACCATCTTGTTACATCGTAGTATTTAATCCCATCTTCTTCTTTAACAAGTTCTCTATCAATTACATTAATTCCTACACTGAAAGATTTTAGAAACCCTTTTGATAGTTTTTTAAATATCTTCATTGACTCAATATCATCTTCATCAAAAACTGCAATCGCTTTTAATTTTCCATCTTCAAGTCTCACATTTTCAAACATGCCTATCGGTAATTTAGATGTGTCATGATTAACAAATAATGACAATATGTCTTTTCTTGACAAATCAACATTATCTTCCCCATGCTTTAAAGATAAATAGTATTTACCCTCTGACCATCCATATCTAACTACTACTGTCTCATCTGATAGTATCACTGGTATTTTTTTATTTTCTAAATCAATACCATCTAAAATAAACTCCATGTTTCCCATCATGTCGCTTGAATTAAATTTCTTTAACATTGTTTCTCCTCGATTAGTGGTTTTATTAGTTCTTTTTCTTTTGTTAATATTCCTACATTAGTTTCAAAATCTCCGAAACCTAGCTCAACTGATGCTTGTTCTCTTGTAAGAAGATGATTATCAATAGCTGTAACTTTTGCTTTTACATCTTTTTGTGGATCAACACTTCCCATTGGATCGCCAATCCAAATAGCTTTTAATAGTGCTTGTCTGTTTTCAAAGAACTCTGGAACATATAAGTCTCCGCTAAGCACACCCCATGTAATAACTTGCTCTCTTATTGGCTTGCAAAATGAATTAACGAAAAGCTTTCTTTCTGGTTTTACAAATTTCTGCATTTGAAGCATTGCTGCTCTTGAAGCTGAATAACTTGATGTGAATTGAGTAAGTATTATTTCAAGAGGTATTCTTGTTTCAGATGCTACTTTTTGCATTGAAGTCATTATGAATTTGTCATAGTTTGGATTATCTCTTCCACTCTCATGTATCTTTAGTTCATCGCCTGGAAGAAGCTGTGTTATGCTATTTTCTTTTACAGTATTTTTCTTTGTTTGCTTTTGCTCCGATGGATTAAGTAAGTCCTCTTCGTTTCCAAATAAGTCATCTTTTGAAGAAGATGTAATTGATCCAAAAAATATAGCCGATAGCTTTGCAGCAGTAAGTTCATACTTCATATACTGATCTATCGCATCAACATCTCTCATCACTGGAGAAAGAAAAGGCATTCCTCTTTTTAGTTTTGCTCTTTCTCTTTTAAACAAGTGAAGAATGTTTCTCTTTCCTTTTTCAAAAGCTTTTAATTTCTTAAATGTATTGTCTTTTTGAAGAATAGAATATGATATTGGCATACCATTTTTATTAACTTTTATTCCATCTTGATATTCTTGAAGATTTGATGTTATGTGTTCTGCACCAATGAAATTAACTTGAAGAACTTTTTTAGAAGCATAAGGAGTCAATGGAACTGATGCGAAACAGTCTCCATCTCTTTTGTACTGCATATATGCTAATCTTTGTATTTCAAAGAAGTCATCTTTAGCTGTAATATCACACATTGACGATTCAGCCCATGAGTTAAAGTAATCATCAAACATTGACTCTATGTCTTTAACTCTATTGTCACTAATATTTTTCAATAGTCTTTTGTTGATTGTTGATTTTGAACGAAGACCGCTTCCTACAACATGATCTACTGCTGCAGATACGACACCATTGTAAAAGCCATTGTTATAGTATTTATCTCTTGATGTTGCACGGAGAGAAACTAAGTCGAATATATCCCAATCTTCTGGGTTATCCCATTGCTTTACTTCATAGTGTGGTGTTTCTCTTGATGCTTCATGGACTCTTGATAGTCCTATTAATGCAGATGCTTGTCTATACTGTTGTGCTTCCAGTGCAAACTTTGGATTAAAATATCCTCTAGCTTTATCTAATAAATTAAGCATTTAATCTTCTTGTGAAAATTGTTCTTAATTTAGGAGATACAGTAGATGATTCAATTAAGTTTTCAATCTTTTCAGTCCACTTATTTACTTGTGTTTCAATTTCTTTGATGTTTGCACGAGTAAGTGTGCGAGATGAACTTTGACCGTTTGATATAGTATAACTTTGAGCTTGTGATACTGATTCTAGTGCAGCTTCCCATGTGTCAAGATTGTCTAAAAAATAGTTTTCTAGTGTCTTTCCTGCTCGTCCTGCTCTTAGTATGTCTGCATTTGTTATCATTAAGGCTGTTCCGTATTTTAGTACGATATTGCACATATCGTTTATAGCTACATCAAAATTATACCTTAATTTATTTTAAAAACCAAAGAAAAGTAATAAATTTATTTGTAAAATCAAATATTATTCTTTTTTTGATAGATCAAAGCTTTTTATTTGTTGTTGCATAAGCCTAACTGCTGCCAAACTATACACTTCAAGGTCCAGTGCTTCATTTCTATCTCTTGTTTTTATATAAGTTTGTTCTAAAAAACCTCTTTTGTTTTTCTTAAACACTTTCTTCTCTGCTGTTAATTGGTTAAACCATTCTTCATTAAAACTTCTATTGTGGTGTATAAACCCATCATCTTCTACATCTAAAGATAGCCTTTTAAATATAATATCTTTCGCTTTTGTTGTTGCTACCCACATAATAAGTGAATTGTCTTTCTCTGTAGTCTTTAGTGTTGCAAGTGGTCGTGAGTCGTTAGTCTTTATCTCTCTACTATCTCCCTTTAGCATTATGAATTTATTGCTATGCTTCTTTACAAAGTTTTTAACCTCATCTGTTTTGTGTCCTCCTATATCTATGAACGATTTATATATTGTTACTTTTTTACCATCATCCCTATTGAATGTTTCATTAGATATTCTTAGTAATTCATCCCATACATGAGCATTGATAGGATCTCCTTTAATTATTCCACTTCTTATGTTGTGGCTTGTTTCTCCATCGCTCCATGACTTTATTAGGTACTCTAGTCTATCATCTTGTGTATCAACTGTCATGAGAAGTATCTTTGCACTATTTGGAATATTCTCATAGTCCTCCGCATTATTCATTAAATCATTAGTATTTATCTTTATTGATTTTTCTTCCCATGTTTCAGCTAACCATGTATTTTTAAAAGATTTCATTTTCTCTACATCGTTAAGTGAATCTACAAATGTATCTGCAATCTTTTCCCATGTAGTATTAGGCTGATGAGAATATCCAGCCCATATGTGATAGCCTCTTTTTTTTCTTCCTTTCCTATTGTATTCAGCAGTTAATCCACAATCAACACATAAAGCTTCTCCGTTATCGTTCCATACTCTATTGTCTTTTGGATTTTGCCATCGTTCGCAACAATAGAACTCTTTTGTTTGTCTCCACTTTCCTTTTTTATCCATTTGTTTTTTGAAATCATGTGATATGAGTTCTTCGCAGTTCTCACATTTCATTTTAGTATCTTGTGTGTGCCAGTGTTTTACACCATCTCTGTATTCT